ACCGAAAATAGTGCTTGCATCCTCCATTCCACCCTGTATAATATACCTATGATGAAGAGAAAGAGCCGCACCGACCGTAACCACATCGTTTACAGCTTAGCCGTAGGCAAGCTTGAGTATATCGGTGTGACCTACGTCCAGGATCGTTCGCCCACCAAGTCCCTCCGCCGTCGCTGGCTCAAGCATGTCCAGCGCGCTCTGACCGAGCAGCGTGACTGGGCGCTCTGCAAAGCCATTCGCAAGTTCGGCCCTGACGCTTTCGAGACTGAGGTTCTCGAGGTCGTGCGTGGTAAGTCTGCGGCCCACATTCGCGAACGTGAACTGATCCGTTCGACCAAACCCCGCCTCAACACCGACGTTCGCTAGGAGAAACATTATGGCTTATATGAACCAAGACCGCAAAGCCAATCTTGCTTCAGGCATCAAGGAAATCCTCAAGCGGTATGGCGTCAAGGGTACTCTCTCGACCGACCGTTATTCCCTCACCCTCAATATCAAGTCCAGTACCCTTGACTTCATCGGCAATATGAATGAGACGACCAAGAACACTCCGTATTACCGTGAACTGCGTCTTGATGCAGATGTCCGCGATTATGTCCAAATCAACACGTATCACTATCGCAGTCAGTTCAGCAACAAGGTGATTATCAAGTTTTTTGATGAGATCACGCGCGCGATGAATATCGGCAACCACGACAACTCCGATATTCAGACCGACTACTTCGACGTTGGTTGGTATGTTAACATTAACGTCGGCAAGTGGAACAAACCCTACATTCTGGAGAAGTGAAAATGACCAATCAAAACACATACAAGATCGACAGGAACATTCCGATGCCTTACGTAAAGTCTATATCGCGAACTGCTCGCATTCGGAACACTCTCGCGCGACTGGAAGTTGGTGACTCTTTTGCCATCGGTCGGCGTGATTGGGGTAATGCCAGCAACCCTCGATATGTTGTGCCATATCGCGAGGCTCGCGATGCAGGGATTAAGATTATCACGCAAATCTCGATTGGTGCCATACGCATCTGGCGGATAAAGTAGTTGACTTCCTAATCTGAATCGCGTATAATACACAATAGTCAAAACACACACAGGAAATATCATATGACTTGCATTATCTCTGAAGAACTTCGCTTCGCTCGTACCCAGTTTCTCCTCGACCTCGCTGAACCTAATGCTGGCAAGGTCTATCCCGACCAGTTTCTCAAGGCTGTTGGTGGTAAAGAGAAGCTTATCCTCAACATTCTCTGGATCGTTCGTCGCTGCGGCTATGCTACCGTAGATCAGGTTCGCGAAGGCCGTAAGATCGCATACTGGGAAGTCAAGGTAACTGGCAAGTGCCCGAATGTCAAGGGTGCCTTGTTCGTGACTGAGGCAACGGCAACGAAGGCTGTTAAGACTGCAAAGCCTGTTAAAGTGGCGAGTGCCGTCAAAGCGCCGAAAGCCAAGGCTGTAAAGTCTGAGGAAGATATCCGTGCTGCAAACCTTGCTAAGATGAAGAAGGTGTCTGCACAGATTGCAAAGAAGGCTGCGACCAAGAAGAAACGGGTCGTTGACTACGTTGAAGACACGTTCGGCACCTCGGGTGAGATTGCAACATCGTTCAACATCGACCCTTCATGGGATTCTGTTGAAGGTCTTGACATTCAGAAGCTTGTAGTGTAATATAAGTAAATTACATCCTAAAGCAGAAATAAAATGAACATCTTCTACATCGAAACCGATCCATATAACGCAGCACAATCTATGGTAGACAAGCATGTCGTCAAGATGATCCTTGAGACTGCACAGTTGCTTTCTACGGCACATCGGATTCTTGATGGTGTAGAATATGTTGGTCAGTCTAAGTCTGGCCGCAAAGCTAAACGTTGGCGCTTGCCTGATGATCGCGAAAACATTCTATATTCAGCAACACATATCAATCATCCAAGTGCCGTGTGGTGTAGACAGTCGAACAACAACTACAACTGGCTCTATTGTCACTTCGAAGGTCTATTGGATGAGTACACCCATAGATACAGTAAAACGCACAAGTGCGCTGAACCCACATTTCGTCAGATGTTGTATGCGCCTCCAAACAACATTCCAATCGGCCTTCTAACACCTGTAACATTGGCTATGCCTGACGAATACAAGGTCGAAGACCACGTTCAGTCATATCGTAACTATTACAAGCAGGGTAAAACACACCTACACAAGTGGACTAAGCGTCAGCCCCCTGTTTGGCTGACTGCATAAATATTAAATCGTCATGATTCGGTGATCAACTTTTCTCAAAGGAGAAAAATATCTTCAACAACTAAAAGGAAACACTATGTTCAATCTCAAAATAGCCGCTCTCGCGGGAGCTGTTCTTTTTGCATTTGCAACTGGAACAATAACAGCGGAAGCTGCAACGATAAAGAAAAGAGCAGGTAAAACGTATAGTTGTACAATATATAAGCACTATGAACGTTGTACACAAATTAAGAGAATACGTACAGTCAAAAATCGCAATACACACAAACAAGTAGTCCTGCCTCAGGCTGAATGGCCATATACCTTCGATACGTCACAGTTGCACTCAGTAGCTTCTCGCTATGTGGGACTTCACGAAAGGACGAATCGCAACACCTTAAAAGCAGTCGTCAATGTTGATCCAGCAATTACCGCATGGTGTGCTGCGTTCGTCAATGCGATACTACATACTTCAGGTATACAAGGAACAGGCTCTAATCATGCCAGAAGTTTCTTGAGGTATGGAGTAGCCACAAACGCACCAAAAAAAGGTGACATTGTTATTGTAGGTCGTCATGTAGGATTCTATGAAGGTCATGTCACGCGAAATGGTAGAACATATGTTGCTGTTCTAGGTGGTAATCAAAAGAATCGTGTGCAGACAAGTTATTTTCTTGCATCGAAGGTTTCTTCGTATCGTAGAGTAGCTTGATTAACTAAATAGGAGTACAGATGCCAATATATTCTTTTAAAATTAAAGATACAGGTGAAGAGTACGAAATGACTCTAAGCTATGATGAAATGATTAAACACCTTGAGGATAATCCTGAGGTCAATCAAACTTTTCGTATGAACCTTGTTGATCCTGTGGGTATTGGCATTACAAAACCTCCATCAGACTTTCAAAAGTATGTCTTAGGTAAAGTGAAAGCAACTACACCAGGAGCATCTGCTGTAGCCAATAAAAGATGGAATATTCCTAAGGAAATATGATTGTTTAATCACAAAAAGAGTTCAAGAGTAATTGAAAAGGGGCGTTCGAAGAGAGCGTCCCTTTTCGTGCATAGAGGAGCAAGCATGTCAAAGAAGCCTAAGAAGAACCAGAATAATCAAAATGGACAAACACACGCATACAACAACCACTTTGAACTACGTACCATAAAGCCACTTACACCAAATCAACAGAAGACATTTGATTCATATCGCCAAGGATATAATCTTATGATACATGGTTATGCTGGCACAGGTAAAACATTCTGCGCTCTTTATCTGGCACTAGAAGAAATTTTGACAAACAAATCTAATTATGATAAGATTGTTATTATTAGATCAGTTGTTCCTTCGCGAGACATGGGATTTTTACCAGGATCAATCAAAGATAAGATCGCAATCTTTGAGGACCCATATAAAGAAATATGCGATGACTTATTCGGTCGTGGTGATGGATATGGCATTCTGAAGATGAAGAAGATCATAGAGTTTACGACCACGTCATTTCTTCGTGGTATGACATTCAATAACGCAATCGTGATTGTTGACGAGACAAACAACATGAATATGAGTGAGCTAGATACGGTTATGACTCGTCTAGGAAACAACTCACGCATCATCTTCTGTGGTGATTATCGTCAGACAGACTTAAACAAGCCACATGAGAAAACTGGTATTCGTGAGTTTATGAATATCACAAAAAGAATAGACAGTTTCGTCCATGTTGAATACCAAAAGGAAGAAATTGTTCGCTCAGGTGTCGTGCGTGACTACATCATCACAAAAACGGAAATGGGTTTATAAGCTTGACACACAGAGCAAACTCATATATAATACATAAATCGTCGTAAAGAAACCGAGTGACTTTTGAAAACCTTTCATTATCTAAAAAATATGCCTGAACTAAAGTCTCTTCCCGTTGAAGAAAAAGATGGAAAGAGGCTCTATGTATCGCCGAATGGCATTCGTTTGCCTTCTGTCACTACAGTTTTAGGACACTTTAAAAAAGCCCAGATTATTGAATGGAGGAATCGTGTCGGAGACAAGCAGGCTAATGCTATCTCTGGCCGTGCCTCTGTTCGAGGAACTAAATTCCATTCTATGATGGAACGATATCTGGGCAATGAGCAGAATATCTTTGAAGGCGTTATGCCAGACATGAAGCAAGCATTCAAGGACATTCAATCTACCCTCAACAAGATAGATAACATCCATTATATCGAAAGTCCTTTGTATTCTGAAATACTCGGTATTGCTGGAAGAACCGATGTTATTGGGGAATACGAACAAGTGCCGTCAATCATCGATTTCAAAACATCCCTTCGTGAAAAGAGAGAGTCTTGGATTGAAAACTACTTTGAACAGGGCACAGCATATTCTCTCATGTATGAAGAGATGACAGGGATACAAATCAACCAGATCGTTGTTATCATTTCAGTTGACGGCTTAGATAAACCACAAGTCTTCGTGAAGGATCGCATTGAATATATCGATTCACTGATGACGAAGATTGATGCATACCATAAGGAACACAACTATGTTTATTGATCTATGGATCGTTGGAATATTTTCACTGCTTTTTGGTGCATGTGCATGGTGGAATTATCGTAATGGTATTAATGATGGAATCAGAGCAACATTAGCTGTTCTTGCTGATGATAAAATCATCGCAGTCGAGAACGATAAAGTTGTTCCTTATAAAAAGAAAAGAACACAATCATAAATACTTAGCATCAATATGGAATACTCAGATGGGTTCATCAACAGTCTTTATCATTATGTTGATTGTATCCCCACTGATAGTCATTGGGGCTATACACGCGGTTGCAATATTAATTAAATAGGAGAAAAAACATGTTCGAAGTTATCGTAGGTTTTGTTGCAGGTCTTGTTGTCGGATGGAACTTCCTGCCGCAGCCAGCTTGGGTAAAGAGTCTCTGGACCAAATATTTCGGTTGACAGACTTAAGTTTTTAGTTTAATATATACATATGCTGAGGTCGTTGAGACGTTCAGAATAAACGGTTCGGACTCGGGGGCAGTACCCGACGTCTCCACCATAGATACATTGGACAGACATAGCCCCTGTCAAACGGGGAAGCTTGGTGGTGATGACAGTGTATCTTTGATGGGGGCGAAACAGGATCGACGGACGTAGTAAAAGTACGTGGAGACCAAAAGCAAAAACCTAAATGCAGCGAATGATAACGTTGTATCTCAGATTCGCCTAGCGGCTTAGTCTGAATGAGTTTTCGGTGGGTTTTCTTGGAAACAGAATAAACCCACCACTTCTACACAACAAACACATTATGGAGAATATAATATGTCATCTAAGACTCCCTTTGAAATCCGCACAGAACTTCTTTCCCAAGCACAATCTATTCTCTTTGAACGTATCATGGTTGAACGCCTACGTCTTGAGAACGATTGGAGCACAAAGCGCGAAATCTACTTCACCGCTCTGCAAAGTCCTGATATGATGCCAATCGATTCAGCACCAGACTTTCCTGTTTTGCCCACTATCACAACAGAGGAAGTGATAGCTGAAGCCAAGAAGCTGAACGACTTCGTATCAAACGGATAATATCATGTCACTTGTAGCCATCATTGTCATGGGTTTATCGTCAGGCTATATTAACATATGGTCCGCTGTAAAGTTCAACAAGACTCTAGAGAACAGAATCAATAGTCTATTGATTTCTGTTGTGATTGATGTTATAATGCTTATCTTATTCACACGGTTTGGATCAGGAAGCATGTTCACATCATTTCTTATCGCAAAATATGCATTCCTTTCAATCATCAACTTTGACGAGACACTGAGGCAATGATGGCTACAAAAGAAGAAATTACCGACTTCTCTATGAAGATTGAAGAACTGGTTTGGATGAAAGACATTTCATATATGGAAGCTGTTGTTCTTTATTGTGAACAGACAGACTTTGAAGTTGAGTTGGCTGCAAAGCTTATTTCTGGTGCTTTGAAATCTAAGATCAAAATTGAAGCACAAGAACTCAACTTTCTTCCTAAATCTAACACTGCAAAATTGCCCCTGTAGCAAAGGAACTAAACATGACACACACAGAATTTGATTTGGAAAAGATTAAAATCATGAAACAGTCGGCACGGCATGTTCTTGAAAACTCTTTAGTCAAGGGCATTCTTGCTGGTGGTTGCTTCACTTCGTGGTATCATCAGGAAGTACCTAAGGACTTTGATCTCTTTGTTACAGATCAAAGTCACAAAGAGATTATTCTTGCTTGTTCAACAGAACTTAATAGGTTTAAGTTTACAGACGGTGAATATATGGGCAATCCATCTATCGAACGAGCTATTCTAGACACACAGACAAAGATACAGTATGTTCTTGTGAAATATAAGACACGCAAAGAAATCATTGATCACTTCGATGCTGAACATTCGGCCGTGTCATATGATCATTCTCATGATCAACTGTATATTAGTCCGTCTACTTACGAGTGTATCAAGAACAAGATCATCAAACCACACGGTTCTAATAAGATTCAACCTTGGAGAGTAGCTAGATTCTTGAAGAGAGGATTCAAACATGAGGTTGTCAGCATTTGATACTTACTGTATGTTTCTTGCACTGAAGAATCATTTTACTCGCGATAACTATGACTTCTTTCGTTATCGCGGTAAAGTAAACGCTTCACCAGATTCCTTCATGTCCAGAAAAGATCGCTTTCAGTTTCAGAAGTTGTCTAGACTTCACAATGAAGAAAACATGCGTGACTTCATTGTAGCCAACATTCTAGCTGGCAAGACATGGGTTGGTGATTTTCTTGATGATGATGCTGAAGAAAACTATCTGAAGCATCTGAAGATCAAACAGTCTCTCTCATATATGTTTGCAAATGAACTGGATGACATGTTCAGAGATAGTCGTCCTATTACAACTTTTCGCACAGGCAAAGACCGTTATCCCTCAGGTTTTATGTACTATCTTTCAGGTAGAGTGACGATTGAGACAATGGTAATATTGAACTGTCTTATAAACTATATACCAAAGTGGGACAGTTTTTATCCTGATGATCCAATATGGTCGAAGCATAGCATGTTGATTAAAAAATATGCGCCGTTCCTTGAGTATGACAAGAACAAGATGAAAGTCATACTCAAGGACAAAATTAAGGAGTATGATCATGGAGAAGAACAAGAAACGAGCCGACAGGCGCGCCCACAAAAAGAGAATGCTGCATAAAGCTAAAGAAGTTGTCGATCTTGTTTGGCGCGGCGGTAATAATGAGTGGAACGAATGGAAAAAACAATGGGCACTTAGACATGCAGACAATCTTAAAGGTTGTTCGTGTCACATGTGCTGCAATCCTCGCAGACTTGGTGATCTGGCTTTACAGGAGAAAAAGTTTAAAGAAGCAATAAAATGCGACTAAATAAACTTGACAGACACACAAATATACTATAATATACTAAGACTACATTATGAATACTGTGGACAAAACAAAATACAACGCTAATACATGGAGAATACATATGTCAAATTTCGCATCTCTTAAGAAGTCTTCTGGCGATATTGCCCGTCTTACCAAAGAACTTGAAAAGGTTAATGCACCCACTGAAAAGAAGGGTGATGATCGTTTCTGGAAGATTGATAGAGACAAGAGCGGTAACGGTTCTGCTGTTATCCGTTTTCTTCCTCCCTCTGCTATTGATGGTGATGATGCCCTTCCTTGGATTCGCATCTTCTCTCATGGCTTCAAGGGTCCAACTGGCAAGTGGTATATTGAAAACTCATTGACCACTCTTAACCAGAAAGATCCTGTTTCTGAATACAATACCACTCTCTGGAATTCTACTACTGATGAACAGGGTTGGCAACGTAAGCAGGTGCGCGAACAAAAGCGTCGTCTGCATTACATCTCAAACATCTATGTTGTGTCTGATCCCAAGAACCCTGATAATGAGGGTAAGGTCTTTTTGTTCAAGTATGGCAAGAAGATTTTTGATAAGATCACGATGCTCATGAATCCTGAGTTCGAGGGTGATACTCCTGTAAATCCTTTTGATCTCTGGGCAGGTGCTAACTTCAAACTTCGTATCCGTACGGTCGAAGGTTATCCTAACTATGATCAGTCTGTCTTTGATACACCAAAGGCGCTTTTAGGCAATGATGATGCTCTTGAGGCTCTTTGGAATAAGCAGTATTCTCTGTCAGAATTTCTTGATACTAAGAACTTCAAGAGTTATGATGAACTGAAGCAAAAGCTTGATGCGGTTCTTGGTGATACTGGTTCAGTCAGTCAACCTGCAACTACTCAATCGGTTGCGCGTGAAAGTAAACCTGTGTTCAACAAGCCTGTGAATGCTGATAAGGCATCAAGTGCAGGGTTTGATGTTGATGATGATGACGATGAGCTTGAGAGCTTCAAGCGTCTCGCACTCTAAACGAGAAAAGGAGCCTTCGGGCTCCTTTTTTTATGACATGTTAGCTGCACCAGAATCAAAGTGACCACCCATTATTGAATCACCACTATTCAGAAAACGGCTTCTGGCCACTGCTCGTTCAAAGCTCGGTGTCATCTTCTCTAGTGTTTTATCTCTGATACTATCATATGAGTTCACTGC